TCTTTAAAACTTTTTTCATTATCATTTTCCTTTTTTCTTTCACTATTAGTTTCTACTGTATTCTTGTTTAACATTTTTTGCAATTCTGTCGTTGATCCAACAAATAAAGCATTTTTGATAGTGGCGTTTGTCTTGCCAGGTACTTCTTTTAAGTCTTTCAATTTTTTTTGTAAGTCTTGTAGTTTATCAACCGAAGTAGCAACTTGACCTATTAACTGTCCAACAACCTCATATGCTCTAGGGTGTTGACCTTCTTTTGCAATATCAAGTATGCCTTGTATTGCCTCTTGACCTTTTTCAATTAGATTATAATAACTATCTCTACTATAATCGTAATCAGTATTAATATCTTTATCCATTTTTACTTCAACTTCACCAGTCTTTCTTTTAACAGGTGGTTGAAACTCTTGTGGTTTTGGTGCTTCTGATTCTACACCTAAAATTTCATTTACTTTTTCTTCTAATTTATTCATCTGTATCCGTACTCGGGTTATATCGTTTACCATCATTAAAGAAACTAATTGTAGTTGTAAATCCAAAATCATCATCTGCGTCAGCAGTTTCAGGATTAGGTATTACTACAACTCTTTCATCTCTAGTCAAGGGACCATCTGTATCTGCCCCTAAATCTGCCTGTGCTTTTTTAATAACACCTTGGTTGTTCATAGGACCAAACAGATATGTTTTAGCAGTAAAGTTAATAGTATATATAACGGCTCTACGACTAGTAAAATCTCCGTCATAACTATCCTCGTAATTTATGTTACCTAACACGATAGGTATATCTCTTTTAATATCTAACTTAGGAACCATATTGACTGTAACTGTATAGTCTGGTTGAAAGTAAGGTAGTATTTGTTCTATAATTTGTAGACCATCTTCAGCAGTTGCTGTAAAAATGTATAGTTGTAAACTAATATTATAAGGTACAGGTGTATAATTAAAGTTAGTTTTCTTACCGTCTTCACCTGTTTTAACTTGTGAATATTTTTGAACACGAGTTAATTTTCTAGTAGCGTCATAATTAAGACCTGTAATTTCAAAACCCATACGAGGTAATGATGTTGCAAACTCTCTACTATTCAAATTTGCTTGTTGATCTAATCTAACTAAAAATTTTTCTTTAGGTGCATATGCAAGAGGTACTTTTATTCTACTAGTTACACCACCAGTAGCATTTTCTCTTTGAATAACTATGTTGTTAAACACTTGTCCAAATGCAACAATTAATTTTCTAAAACTTTGATTGTAAAATCTATTTCCTAACATTATAAACTATCCTCATCTCCGAATGGATTTCTTTCTGTAAAGTCTAGTATATCATCTAAAGTAGAAGAAGTATCAAATCCTGCTTCAGAATCTAAATCTGTATTAGAAGCATAAGATGATTGAGTTTGTATTGAGGATGCTGTAAATTCTTCACTCATTAAAAATTGTGGTTCACCTGTTGATAAATCTTCTTCTAGTCTTATTGATCCTTCGCCATCTAAAGCAACTTGACCACTCTCTAAACTAAATTTGTAATTTAATTGATCTAGTGTGTACTTGTCTCCAGCACTATCAATAACATCTAAACCTGTATCAAGTTTCTCACTAGAATATTCCCAACGAGTCACTCTTAATTTGTAAACTGGTAGTTGACCTAATGCAAAGAAAGGTTCCTGATCTTCAACAAACTGTATTTCAAAAAATGAGTTCATCAAAGGATAATAAATTATATCACCTTCGTTTGGTCTACCTGTAGCAATTAAACTATCTTTTAAACCAACGTGGTAATCCCAAGCTCTTTTAGACACCATAAATGTAGTGTCTTCTCTTATCTCTAAACCAAATTTTGAAACTATTTCTTGTTGACCTGCAAAGCCTTCGGTTGACTCTACATACATTTCTACCATCCAAGAGTCATCAAAACGAGAAGTCGTATCTTCTCCTAAGATCAAATCTCTATTGACTAGTGTTCTAGGTAGGTAATAAACATCGTGCCCATAAATTTTTAGGCCCTCTACAATTAAATCCTCGTAAAGTCTTTTCTCGTTTTGATTACCGATACCGTTGCCACCTTGAAAGTAATGATTAACTGGCATAGCATTATCCTATCATAAAGGCTGGGTTTAATTCAAATGTACTTCTTATTTCTGTTTCTAGTTTTTCTATATCAGCAAGCGCCTCAGAATATATTTGTTGTCCGTTTAAAGTTACGCCACCGACCATTGCAACACCATTAAATTTAGATAAGTTAGCGCCCCATTGTTTTTTAAATAAAGCAGTAGTATATCTTTTTAAATAAATGTCATTGAAAACATCTGTGTAAGTGTTTGGATCTAATCTTCTATAACATTCTATTACTATAAATTCATCTTCTTCTAAATCATTCTTCCAATCCATATCAATGTAAAGTCTATTGTCGTGTTGATTGAATCTCATAGGTTTTTCACCTACAAGTATATGATCTAAAAAATCTAAATGTCTTAATACAACATCATAGTTAACCATTGAAGTTGAAGAAAAATCATACAGATCATTTAATCTCATTTGGTATCTTACATCAAATAGATTCATATTACCTTTGTTTGTAATTGGAAAGATATTAATAATAGAAAGAATGGTCTCAGGTACTACAAGATAATTTTTATCTTCATACCAAGTTGTTGAAACACCTGTATCTTTTAAATCTGATTTAGTTTCGCTCTCGGTATTTAAACCAGTTAAACGAGTTTTGTCTTCAGCCGTTAATTTGTATTTTAAATATGTTCTTCTAATACCGTCATAGTGAAACTGTTGAAAATATTGTACAGCTTCATCTATTCTATCTTCTAATTGGTCATCATCAGCATTTATTTCAATCACTGGTTTACCCAATGCTCGTAATGCGTATTGCTTTAATGTTTCTCGTGTAGATGGTACAGCCATATAATTCCTCTTTGTTATTACTATTTATAAGAATTATTTAATGGTAGGAAAGAGATTATCAGCACAAAACAACTTTATATCATCTTCAGGTAACCCTAGTGATTGCATTGTTTTTGGTGTATGTGGATTCTTTTGTTGATTAATACAGTAATAATTTTGTGCATTTATGACATCTTCCTTAACAGAATCGTTATCATAATCACCTATCTTGTCAATATATGCGTTTAAGTTTGATAAACCCATTGTACATATTTGTTCTAATTCTTTTTCTTCTCTTACATTACCAGCAGCAATCATTCCTGGACTAAAGATATTCTTTGCCCAATCAGGCAATTCTCTTACCTTTGATGGTTTGTACCATTTGTTTTCTTCTATAAAATATTTTGTTAATGCGTGTTCTTTTTTAAGTAGTGGAGAGAAGTCGTGGAACGCACCAGTAACTTTACTCTTACCTGCAATAATATCAAAACCGTAAATAGGTCCACCATTTGTAGTAATAGGAAATAGACATATATGTGCCATCCATAATCCTTTAGATTCTCTAGCGTCAACTACATCAACGTGAGCTCTTCTAATACTTCTATTTTTCCAAGTACGATTTGTCCAGTTAGGATTATTAAATCTATCCATACCTGGTTCTTTGTACTCAATTAAATTCTTATCTAATACTTCTATTATTTGTTTTTCTAGTTTAATTAATCTTTCCCAGATCATTAATCTTTACCTTGAATGGTAGTTCCTTTGAAAGGATCGTTTTCTATATCTCTATTATCACTAGTAAATTCAAAAACTTCGTTTGTTAATACTAGAGGTTTACTGATTTCGTTCATCTCTTTAAATAAATTTGTAGCAGATTCAAAACAATACTCTACTTCACTTAACACATTAATTTTATATGTGTTCAAGTATTCATTTATAATTTCTTTTACAATTCTTTTGTACTCTTGTCCTTGACCATTAAAGTCATAAAATGATTTAACAGGTACTTTTTTAGAAATCATCTGACCACCAGATAGATCACCTAAGTGTCTAACATAGATATGTCCGTATAGTTTTTCTGGATCGTCTTTGATAGTTTCAATATGCTCAACATATTTTTTTGTACTAGGTGTGATTTCAGGATTGAAATCAAGTTCCCATAGTTTTTTGAAATCTCTATGTATATTTTCTGCTCTTTGTAGACCAGGTGTTTGTCTAAACAAGTCATTGTGCATTCCATACTTCTCTAGTACAGAATAACATTGTAACTGATTATACAAGTAGATAGCGTACAATTCTGGACGAATCGTACCACTCATTAGAATTTTTACAAA